ACGGAAGGGTACCTATGGTCAGCTACTGAGAATATTGAGTTCAGAACGGTGGAGCTAAAGAAGCTTGGCTACAAAAACTTCATGACAAATCTAGGAGCTGCTGATATAGTTATTAACTATGATAAGCTAGAGAAGGAATTCTATATATCTGATGGAGTTAGAACGTATCTACTCTCGACTGGCTTATCAGAGATATACCAGCTACCGTCTGGAATAGTAAGAGTAGGCTCTGGATTGTATGGAGCTCTACATGAAGCAGTAGACGCTGACACTAGTGCCTTCTTTACAACGAATAGCTTTGATATGAACCTTCGTGCAATTAAGATGATAAGCGTCCTTGAAATCGGTTGTACTGGAAGCGGTATGCAAGCAGGTGTAGACTATTGCTACAATACATTGGGAAGCTATACAAGGAGCACTCTCAAGGATGTTAATGCTAAGGGAGTAGTATCTCCAGTAATAAGTGGAGTAGACTTTAAGGCTCATGTGACTGCTCCGCTCTTTAGTGCCTTCGAAGTAGATAGCTTGCTGATAAGATGGAAGCTAAATGATAAGACAGCGATACGAGGAACCTATGGAAATCAAGGAAATATGTGAAGAAGAAGTTGTAAGTGAAATAAGGATGATTAAACTTCTACCTCATGGCATCTCAGAGAACTGGCCTGACTTGAAGCGGTGTATAGAGCTTAGTCTTCCGAAGGTAGGAGTTACATCAGACCAGAGACCAGAGAGAATGACTATGATTCTCGAAGAGCTTCTCGCTGGAAGTATGGAGATTCATGTTTTCTATCGTCTTATTAGAAATGTCCCTTTCACTTATGCTCTTGTCCTAACATCTATAATAATGAGCGTAGATGGAACTCATACAGACCTACTGATACATTGCTTCTATGGTCATAGAAAGATGATAACTAATGGAGACTTAGAGACAGGCTTAGGTATATTGGCTAAGTATGCTAAGAGCAAAGGATGCGTAAGTATAGTGACATACGCCAGTAGAGAATTCTACCAACAGTTCTTAGCATCAATAGGATTCAATACAGATTTTATCTACGCTGTAAAGGAGGTATAATATGTGTGGAGGAGGAAGTAGTGGTGGTTCTGTTACTACAGTTCCTAAGTATATATCTACTAGACATAAGGAATGGTTAGATGATATCTACGCAGACATGAATGCTACTGCTCTGAATAATCCTTACTCAACAGCAGCTGCTTATGACCCAAGTGTTCTCACGGACGGTATGCTAGCAGCACTCAATGCTTTCTGTGGAGCTATGGTAGGCTTTCATGATACTTCTCTTGATGCAGACAAGGTCGCAGATGTCTACGATGCTATGTACGCTTATATGACAGGACTTGTTCCACAGACAGACTACGCGACTTATATAACTGCAATAACAACTGCTCTCGATACTGTCTATGAAGATGATACAGAATTAGCAGCCTCTGCGACTGCTTACAGTAATCAGCTACAGGCAGATATAGAGGCGACTGTTATACCTAAGTTCGAAGCAGGTATGAGAGATGCTAATGCAGTTATGTCCTCGAGCTTTGTTATTGGAGAAGCCCTTATCTATGCTGAGAAAGATAGAAACGTGGCGAAGTATACTGCCGACCTTAAGCTAGCTGCTCATACTGCAAGGAGTGATGCTATATCAAAGACAGGTATAGCTATGCTAGATGAGAAAGTAAAGATGGCTGCTCTCTATCTTCCTATGGCTAAATCATACAGTGACTTCTATGTTCAAGGTATAGACTTCAAGAAGCAGTTAACGAGTATGGTTCTTGATACCTTGAGGATAATCATAATAGCAAAGAAAGAGCAACAGGATGAAGACCTTAAGATAGATAGAGCTAATGCTCTGTGGGATATAGAGATGTATAAGTACGCAGGTTCTCTCCTAGGTGCTTATCAAGGGACATACAGCGTTCAGGAAGGACCAAGTAAGACAGGCATGGGTACAGCTCTTGGTGGCGCTATGTCAGGAGCTGCGGCAGGTGCTATGGTGGGTTCTGTTGTACCTGGTATTGGTACAGCAATGGGAGCTATTGTAGGTGGAGTAATGGGAGGAGCTGCAGGTTTATTCGGTTAACACTATGGTGAAAATTTCACCAAAGTTATAAGGAGGTTACTATGTTTGAAGGTATGAATATGAGTTTCTTACCAGAAGTTATGAGAAATGCTGGTGGACAATTACCTGTTCCTCAGGCACCTACTATGAACTATACACCAATAGCAACTCCACAACAGGCTTGGTACAACAATCCTGGCTTCTGGAGTATGATTGGAAAGTTTGGTGCTGCCTTGAGTCCTAAAGACTCATGGGGAAGAGACCTTGGTCTTGCTGCTTCAGCTGAAAGTCAGGCTCGACAGTATGGATCTGGAATAAATAAGATGCTAGGACCTATACTAGCTGGAGAGACTCCTCTTCCTGGAACTGTAGGTACTGAGCTTGGTTCAGTTGCTCCAACTCCTGGAGCTACTCCTGTTGGTCAGAAATCGGTAAACCCTTTTTTCGACCAGAGCCCATCTACTTCGGTACTAAGTAATACAGAAATGATGGGCCTATCTCCAGATCAGATAAAGGATATTATGGGAACTGCCATTGAAGCAAAGAAGTTCCCTCTTGAGGTGGCTAGAATAAATGCAGGTATAGATTACACGAAGGCATCTGCTGAGCATATGAAGGCGTTGAACGCTGAGACAGCGAGGAAGGCAGCTGTTGAGAAACGGAGAGAAGTCAACTTCACTACTGAGATGGATGAAGTTATAAAGGGTAATATTAAGTCTAAGTATATAACTCCTGAGGATGCTAGGATTCTTAAGGCTGTAGGACCTACTGAGGCTCCTAAGCTTATAGATAATCTTATCAACCTTAGTAAGGAGACTGGTAAGAAACTTACTATTCAGAAGGTTGGTGATGAGGTACTATTCCTTGATTCAAGTCCTGATGCGACGCCTGGTACTAGGATAGTAGATAGATACTCAGTAGGGTCTGATGATAAAGGTAAGCCAGAGAATTGGCATTATACTCAAGGTCTTAGTGTAGCATTCACTAATAATTATCAAACTCTGCTCGATGCTCATTATAAGAAGTTTGGTAATAGGGAAGAAGCGAAGAGGAAGCTTGATGAAACATTAGGTATGGTAAATCAAACTACTGACCCACAAAAGGCTGAGTCTGCTAAGTCTTACTTACTTAGTCTAATACCATCAGAAGCTAGAATAAAGATGCTTGAAGAGGCAGATGCTGTTGCGTCTTCTCTTAGATCTGGTACTGGATTAGCAGGTGCTTATAGAAAGTATACTCCTCAAGGAGCTGGCGAGACTCTTGGAATCTTAGGATACAGAAAGCCTGTTCCTAAGGAGAATCAGTTTATGCTAGAGGGGTTACCTAAGGGAGAACCTACTCCATTTGATTCTATACTTAATAGGTACTTCGAGCCTGGTGATATACCTATGGCTAAGGAAGCTATGAAGCGTGAGTCTAGTGGGAATCCTAGGGCTAAGAATATTAATAAGAATGGAACTGCTGACTATGGATTGTTCCAGATAAATGAAGTTAATGTTCCTGAACTTAGAAAAGCTGGAATTATAAATGAGGTTACAGATCTATACGACGCAGACACTAACATCGTCGCGGCTTCTTACTTGAAGAAGAAGTATGGTTGGAAGCCTTGGAAGTCTAGCCTAGGTAGCTTAGCTGAAGGGAAGACAGCTTCGATGAAGGTACCAGCAGGAACAACTGGTATGTATAAAGGAAAGAAAGTTCGCATGACTCCTGATGGGAAGGTAGAATATGTCAAATGAGATAAATCCATCTGAAGTACAGTGGGATACTCCTGAGATAAACCCTGACGAAGTACAGTGGGATAAGCCAGCTGAGCCACAGTCTCCTCCTGGATTCTTAGGAGCAGCTGTTGATGTTGGTAGGAACTTAGTTGCAGGTACTCTTGATACAGCTGCTACTCTTATGTCTACTGGTGTTGCTCCTACTATTACATCTAAAGAGACTATGTTCGAGAGAGGTATGAGGGCTGTAGATGAGCTTGCTAATACAGTTGCAGCGAAGCCAACTACGAATAAAGTGTACGACTGGGGAGTTGGTGCAGTTCGTTCTACTACTCAATCTATTGAGTCTACGGTACTTCCTGCTTTGGCTAGAGGAAAGGGAGCTTCTTTTAGAAGTAGAGTAATAGGTGGTGTAACAGCAAAGGGAGCTTTATTTGGAATTAAGGAATACTCAGACTTTATGCTTGATGCTAGAGATGAGTTTAAGAAGCGAGGATTATCTAACGAGGATATAGATTTAGCTCTGTCTAAAATAAGACCAAATGCTTTAGTATCAGGTGGAGCTGAAATTGGTGGTGAGTGGACTTCGGATATACTGACAGCTAAGATCTTCGGACTCCTAGGTGATGCTACAGTAAAACCAGCTGTAAAGGAATCACTCAAGCAGGTTGCTAAGAAATATTCTAAGAAGCTTGGAATCTCTATGCTTGGTGAAGTAGGTGGTGAGACTGGTACTACAGTCGCTCAACACTATGCAAGAGAAGGAGCTGGACTTCCAGTTGGTTCTCTTTCAGATGAGATAGAGAATACTATTGGAACAACTATCTTCCAAGTATTATACCAAGGTCCTATTGCGTCTGGAGTTAATAGAGCTAGAAGGATTGCTGTAAATAAGATTGCTTCTAAGAATGATGTTAGTAAAGAAGAAGCAGGAGCTATTCTTGAAGAGGCTATTCAAGAAAAGAAGGATACTGTAGCAGAGAAGCCAGCCACTGAGCAGCTAGACCTAACGAAAGCAGGAGAAGTAAATGAAGCTGCTGTTGCTGAGATGGAGACACTGGCGAAGGAAGCTGAGAAGGTAGAAGCAGAAGAGGCTGCTATTATTGAAGAAGCTGCTCCATTGATAAAAGCTACAAGACAAGCAGCTAAGTCAGCTGCAGTTACTGAAGCTGCTAGGAATCTTACTAGAGCTGAGAAGCTTGAGGAGAAGCGTGCGAGAGTTAGGGAGAAGGAAGCTGCGAAGGCTAAGCCAGCTGAGGTTGTAGAGACTCAAGAGGAGATGGATAAGAGGATAGAGGAAGATGTAGTAAGACAGGCTGCTGGTATCGTTGTTAAGTCCGAGTTAGATACAGAAACACCTACGGTGAAAATTTCACCAAAGGGTCAGACTCCATTGTCTAAAGCTAACGCCCTTGCCGTTCTTAAGCAGAAGGGTCTATCGGACGAAGATGCTGTTGTCTTCTACAATATGAGGTCTGCACTAGGAGACCTAGATAACGTAAGAACAGTCGAAGACTTCGACGCTTGGTATGATAAAGATACAGAACCTGAAGATTGGGCTTCTGCTTTGGGAGGAGAAGATGCCGAAGGGTTACGAGGAGTTGAAGAAGAAGTTCTTGGAAGAGGGACTGAGCCTATCGAGGGCGAAACGGAAGGCGGCAAGAATCTGGAACAGCCTGTACAGCAAGGGGAAAGTAAGCCAACCAGTCGGGAGAAGAGAAAGGCTAAGAGGCAGACGAGTAGGAAAGTAAAGGAGGTGAAGGAAAGTGGCGAAGGGAAAGTCGAAACCAAAGCAGAAAGAAAAGGACAAGAAGCAGCAGAAGAAGTAGAGAACGAAGGGGAAGCTCTTGAGGACGCTATCTATGAGTCAAGGAACGACGCCGAGCTTGCTCTTGGTAAGATAGACCAAGAAGTTGCTAAGGACTATGTTATCATAGGAGATAAGAATGAGTTTTATATCCAGCATAAAAGGCACCTTCCTACAGCTACTTCAGAGAAAGCTGTCGGCATTCCGACTAATCCTCTCTACAAGACAGCTGAGGAAACGGCTCAAGAGACGCTGCCTCAAGACGATTCCCTTGACTCGGGCTTAACGAGACTAGTACATGATATCAATAACTGGTTTCATACAAGTGAAGATGTAGACGAGCTACAGCAGTATGCAGATCTTGTCGTTAGGACTCTGAGTTCACTAGAGACTAATGCACGAGATTATCTCGAGATGTTCAACGGAGATGTTATAGCTTATGATAAGTGGGTTGATAAGTTGAATAGGCTCGCTGGGTATATCTCTGACATCAGTCGTGTGAAGCTAGGGAACAGAGTAGGAGCCCTTGAGACTAGTGACTTAGCAGCTGGTATTAGTGAGATACTCGGTGAGCAGACTAATGTCATGGATAGTATGCGTGGCTATAGTGAAGAGACTATGGACTTCATGGGAGCACAGAAGGCTTATGAGATGCTTGTGGAGATAGGTAGAAGAGTCTATAGTTATGCTACTGATAACTTCAAGACTTGGTCTAAAAAGATAAGAGCTTATATTCCATCTATATATAGTAAAGTTAAGGCTTCTTTAGAAGATGTATGGAATACTATCTCTAATGAGCATGGTTCTATTAACTTATCAGACTTAGGTATAACTAAACTTACGAAGATGTACAATCAGTGGCAACAGCGTAGAACTTGGCACCGAGACCGTGAGGAGCGCTACGTATCTAGCGACCAGAAGGACCATACTATTCACTACGTTAAAGACAAGGACATATCAGGAGCTTGGACTTGGTTCATGCACGCTATGATGCCAGCTCACAAAGGCTTCTCAGATTTGGCGAGGAGTATAGCAGTTCATATAGGACAAGCTAAGCTCTGGACTAATCATCAGATGGAGATTGAGCGGGAGTTTATAGAGAAGAATGTTGCTAGTAAGCTTGACAAGAAGCAGAGAAGAGACGCTCAGACACTTGGCTTGGCAGTCGAACGTTACTCACGTATCAAGAGGAAAGAGTTCGCTGACCTCAAGATGTCTCAAGCTGATATAGATATACAGACGAAAGCAGCTGTTGCAGCATATATTGCTGGATATCAAGAGGCTGACCAGACTACGAAGGACGTCTACCAGTTTGCTAGAGATGAATTCTTCGAGAAGATGAGGAAGAAGTATATAGACCATATGATTAGACAGGCTCATTACCGCTTGTCTGCTAAGTATAAGCCAGTTATAGATGGTATAGAAGCTGGCATCCCAGCTTCACAGGTTCTACAGCAGCTTGGCATAACTAAGGCAGGTGAGATAAGGAAAGCTCTTGCTGAGTATAAGACTTACAAAGAAGATATCAACAGCATTAAGAACTGGGGTACAGAAGACTATTGGACTCACATGATGACTGGAGATATTATAGTTACAGAGAAGACAGGAAAGAGTCGTAGTAAGGTTGGCATGGTTATAGCAGCTGCTCCAGATATAGATCTTGCAATGGAGAGAGCTAAGAAGTATATAGAAGAGAAGACAGCGCGAGGAGAAACTGTAGGAGATATAAGCATAAGAGAAGGCTTCGCTTATCAAGGTGATATGAAGACTATGCTCTCTAAGAGGAAGTATATCTTAGTAGCTAGCAGGCTAGATAAGGCAGTTGAGAAGGCACTCAAGGGTGGAGGGCAGACTTCTGGAGTAGGAGATGAGGCTAGGAGGATTCTCAGGAAGAATCTTAGAGATATCGTAGGCATCAAGCCTTCACTGGTCTTTGCAGCTCCAACGATGGAGACCAGGAACCTGCTAATGGGCGAGGATGATATAGTCGATGCAATGAGTATGTATGCCTATGCTATGCACAAGAAGATGGCGTTCGACCCTGTTATAGCGGAGCTACAAACGGCACAGGATAAGTTAGGAGGTAATGAGTATAGTCATCTGGAAGCTGTACTAGATGACGCTAAAGGAAAGTATTACCTAGAGGATAGAATTCTAGATGCCACGATTAGCACTCTTACAGGTGGAGCAATAGACGCTCATAGAGCAGCTTCGAAGACGATAGACAGACTTAGGAATGCTACAGTAATGGCTAAGCTTGGCTACCGTCCAGTCGCTGGCTTGTTGAACGGAGCTGATGGATATAGTAGGATAGCAATGCAACTAGGCGTCAAGTATCTTGGTCGAGCACAGAAGCTCTTGTCTAGTAATACTGCCGAGAAGAAGTTGGTAGATAAGTATAGTTGGGCACTTGGTGCTCGAGCTTTTGAACAAGGAGGCACGATAGCTGGTGGTGTTCGAGTTGGCTCGCACGTATTGAAAGGTGGTAAGCAACTTATCACTCCGCTTGGTATGTTCAACCTTATGGAACTTCCAGCTCGTCGTGCTAATTTCTTGGCAGCTTATCTCTATAGTCAAGATATGAGTCCTGGACTCTCGGAGAGGGAACACGCCGACTTTGCAACGCTTAGTGTCTGGACTCTGCAAGGAGCTAACTTGGTGAGCATGATGCCAAGGCTTATGCGTTCTCCTACTGGTAGGCTCCTTACTTTGTTCCAGCCGTTCGTAGCTAGAACAGTTGAGTGGATGATTATGAACGCTAGTAGTCCTGCTTTCTGGGCTAAGTTCCTAGGTTATACAGCAGCCGTTGCAGGTCCTCGAGGTCTTATAGCTATGGCAAAGACACTTCCTCTTATAGCTTTCGCAGCTTCAGCCATGGGAGGTGGAGACTGGTGGGATAAGTTGGAAGAGTACCTACAGAGGAAGTGGGGAGGCTATGCTTCTGGAGTGCCAGGTGGAGTTGCTGGAGTTGATGTAGTAGGTCCTGCAACAATACAGCTTCCTAGTGTTGAGAAAGACCTTCTCTCTCCTCTAGGTCCAGTCGTCTCCAGCGTTCATGAGTTGTATAATATAGCTATGGCTTTCAATCCTGCGGAGACTGTGGCTAATAGACCACAGATAGCTAAGGCTCACTTGAAGAAAGCTGTTCCTGCTATTAGGAACATCTGGGATGTTATAGACTCCTTCTACGACCAAGATGGCTTCGTGTATAATGAGAAGGGAGATCCTATATACAACCTAGATTCGAAGTATGATAAGGCGTTGGTAGCCTTCGGTGCTAAGCCAGTATCGAAGAGCTATATGGAGACACTTAGTAGAATAGAGACGAAGGCACAGGAGCTTGAGAGAAAGTATGTATCGCAGATACTAAGTGAGTACTCTAATGAAGTAAGAAGGCTAACGAACGGCGACTATAAGAATATAAGAGAAGACGACCCTAGGATAGAGAGTGCTTGGAATCGGATGCAAGAGAAGATCGCTGATTATAGAATAAGTCCTGAGTCCTTAGAATCTGCAGCTAGTAGATTCGCTAAGAAACCAGGCGTGCGACTCTTGCTTAGAACGAGACAGACGAGGCAAGCTGAGACGTTAGAGAAGTTAGAAGAAGCTGGGCCTATGTTTGGTGTAGACTTTCTACAATAACTGTGGTGATAATTTCACCGAAGGGTGGATGTTAATGCCTAATAACCACGATGTAATAAACTACGAGCCTGGAGAGACCACTTGGAGTATTAAGATTGGAACTGTAGTCGCAATAGTCTTAGCTGTACTTAGTATAGCTATCGGTGGTATGGCTACATGGACAGGATATATTTCAAGTAAGGTTGCTTCGCATGGAGAGGAGATAGCAGTGTTGAAAGCGAATACAGCTAATATACTTTCTACAATGTCAAGAATTGAATCTATTACAGATGATATAAGAAAAGACCAGCAACGTAGAGAGAGACTAGAATCTCACTCTAAATAAAAACAAGGAGGTAGTAAGATGAAATATGTACGGATTGTTTTAGCTTTGGTTTTTGTATGCTGTATTGGTGTTACTATGGCTGTGGCTTCGCCCTTTATAATCTGCGACCCGCAGACAGGTGTGCAGTATTATAAGGTGACTGGTGCAGGGTGGGTTCCAGTGACTAATGTCACAGCACAGCCAGATGGTTCTATCAAGATGGATATAGCCGCGGCAACTGTGGGAACAAGTAACCTTAACTTTGTAGCGTGTAAGACAACTACTGAATGGGGCGAGGTGTGCAGTACGGCTACCCCTTTCTCCTTCACGCGACCCACAAGTCCAGCCGTCCCTCAAAACTTAAGGTTAGAGAAGTAAAGAGCTGGAAGTTGCAGAAGGTAAAGGAGAAGAAATGAAACTTTGGCTTGGTGTACTAGTTTTACTATTACTGTCGGGATGTGCTACTTCTAGGGTGGCTACCTCCATTGGTGAGGATGTTGGATATAGCTTTAGCAAAGCCGCAGCAAAAGGTGAGGTTGCAGCCGATGAATCTATTAAAGCGTGGCCTTATGTATCTGGGCTTATTAGGGGGACACTTGGAGAAGACTATGACCATAAAGTATCCCCGTCCATCCAAGCGATTGTTGATAACCTCGATGAGTTGGCACAGCAGGATACTTTATCGGAAGAAGACAAAGGCAGGGTGATTGGAAACTACGTTAGACTTGAGTACTTTGCTATTGCGGAGCTGTGGGATAGGTACGGAATTTCTATATGGAAAGCAGTCAAGACTTTCTTGGCGAGATAAAAGAGAGGGGACTGTTTAGGTCCCCTTTTCTTATATACTATCTATCGCTTGTACAGCATTCCATATACCCTCGTGATACATACAGAAGAGGCTTAGGATTACTAAGTACGGTTCAGCTCCTTGTCCGAACTCCTTTACCTTGCTTATATAGAGTAGTACATCTTCTGGAGTCTGCTTCTCTATCTCACAGAACTTTCTAACCTTTCTAATCCATACTTCCACTTCCTTATCACTTGTGTAGAAAGAACACTCAGTCTCATGAGATAGACGGCAGAGTATAGTGTGAAGCATCGTAGCAGCGTTCTTCTCTGCTATTGTTGGCTCTATTACTATATCCTCCTCTCCAATACGACCGCTTTCAACTAGTGATAATAGTACCGTCTCCAATTGCTCCTTGCTGCAATTCTTTAAGTCCATTGTCTGCCCTCCTTGTTGGTTTTAGTAATGTTCTACCACCTACGTAGCCTACCGTGATACTCTTCATATCGTGTAGTGTCTTTATGACTACGTCCATTGTATAGGTATCTGCATCGTAGTGATACTTTCTTAGAACCTCATCGAGGTAAATCTCACCACGCTCAGCTATCAGTTGTATTACTCTATTCGTCAGGTCGATTATCTTACTTCTTCCAACCCCAGCGAAGACGTTCTTCATTCTCGTTTCTTCTTCCTCTAGTATTCCTATCGCCCTTATAAGGTCTATATCATCAAGGACCATACTGCTTGAGCGAGAAGCACTCATTACCATACATAGCTTAAGGATATGTATAGCCCTTCGTTCGAAGTAACCACCGAAGCGTAGGTCATCGAATGGAGGATGTCCGTCGCTCATTGAGTACCACTTAGTCCATTCCTCTAAGAACCTACTAGTGTATGAGAACTCTCCGTGGAGCATACTGATACGCTCAGCGTCTCGGTATAGCTTCTCACCAATTTCTACTTCCTCTTTCGTAAGGAATGGTTGTACAACTGTCTTCCCTTTCCTAGCTGCATAGACCATTATCATCCTAGCGGTGAGACCACCGCCTATGGCATCCTGCGGAAGCGTTGTCTGCAGTAGGCTTGGCGTTGTAGCTCCTATCAAGTTAACCCATATACCTGTAATATCGTCAGTACCGCTGTGTTTAGTACGATAAGTCCACTTATCTCGGCAGTCGAACCAGTCGCATAGATCTGCCATTAGCTGCATATTGTTGTAGCCTAGGAAGACAGTTAGTTCCTGGGAGAAGATAGTCAGGCTAGCGTGAATGTAGATTTCTCCTCCCTCTCCGTAGTGAGTATCGCTTGTGTTCTTTAGTTCCCTTATCAGTGCTTCCCTTGTTATTGCTTCGGAAGCCATTCTTATACCCATCTTACTAAGTATATTGTAAGCAGGCCCCATTGCAGTACCTTTCCTACAACCACTAGGACCAACTAGTACTATATATAAATTAGGGAAGACAGTCATCATTCCCCACGGTAGACTACACTTCCGTCTCAGACAGGCTGATATCGTCGAGATCGCTGTCCAGAGTCTGAAGTTGTCCGACGGTTCTGTATTTCTCGTATATGTCATGTAGCTGTTGAGCCAGTCCTGTAGCTCCCGAGATTGCTTTGGCATATTAGACCTCTACCCTGCTCCATATTTTCCCTCTCTTTATTAGAGATATAGTTACTTTATCTACATTATATAATCTAGCTAATTTATTACCTATACCATATACATTCTTTCTATACTTAAGCATCCATTTTATTACTTTTACAGCTTCTGTATTTAATTTCTTATTATTATTGTATAATTCTTTATTCATAGCATCATGAACATTATCTATATGACTTCCTTGTCTAAGGTGTTTAGGATTTACACATAGTTTATTATCACAAGAATGTAATACTAATAGTTTATTATCTATATTTCCATGTTCTATTATATATGATATTCTATGTGCTCTCTCAACTTTTCCTTTATAATAAAAGGCTCCATAACCACGTTGTCTTCCACCTCTCCATATCCAGCAATCATCTGGTCCTTTAACCTCAACAAACTTCCAAAAGTTATCATTCATTATAGTTCCTCCTGTAAAACAATGTCATCTAAATCCTCTTCTAAATGTTTACTAGTAACTATTTTAAGTTTATTGTATATATTAAGTAATTCTTTAGTTGTTTCTTCTATTCCTTTAACTTTCACCTCCTCCATATCCTTCAAATTAAATCCTGCCTTACAATCAACTGGTATAACGAAGCTGCCATCTTTCCACGGAACTGGCGTCTCTAGACTCCTCTTTATCTTTATCAAAATCGTAGCCATCTCCTCGAAGCTATGCTTCGTGTAGTCTATCTGAAAGATTATACTGTCGTGGACTTGGTTAAGGAGTTCGACAGATGCAAAATCTTGTTGATTGTAGTATATATAGTTAATACCCTCTTCGTTTATCTTATCTGCAATAACGCTCTGAGGAATGAAGTTGTACGCTTTCTTGAATAGTTCATCTCCCCATCTTCCGAGGAAGACTCTCTTTCTACCGTAGGGATTTACAAGAGCATGACCTTCGTTGGCTAATTTAGCACGAATCCAAGCGTGCATCTGCCGAACACCTGGGTAGATTTGGTGATAGCGGTCTACGAGTACTTTAGCTTGGTTCTCTGGTAGCTCATACTTGAGTGCGAAACTCTTGTAGCCAAGGTCATAATTGAGACCGTGGTTTCCTTTCTTACCCCAGTACCTATGTGTCTGGTCTCCGTTTCCTAGCGGACACATCACCTTCTCTTTATCCATCTGCTTTACTTCATCGTAAGGTATTCCGAAGAAGAAGCTAGCGGTCAGTGAGTGCACGTCTTTCTTTTGCTCGAAAGCTTCCATCATTAGAGGCTCAGGAGCTACGTAAGCGACGACACGGTTCTCACCTTGGGAGAGGTCGAACTCGAATATCATATAGCCTTCATCAGCACAGACGAATTTCTTGAAAGCCTTAGGCATATTCTGTACGTTCATGCCTACACCGAAGATATCCTCTGACGAGGACAGACGACCATTCTTCGTACCGATAGGATTCATTGCTGACCTTAGCCGATAGTCCTTATCAAGGTTTGCATCGAGGTATGTGTTCTTAAGCTTCGACCACTTCCGTATATCGAGGACGAGTTTAGCTTCCTTTACTCCCTTTCTAGCCAATCGTTTCATAGCGTCTACGTCTGTCGTTACATGACTAGAGCGAGTACGTTTGTTGTACTTAGTGTAAGGCTGGTGACCAAGCTTTGTGTAGAAATACTCGGCGACTTGCTTAGGACTGTTTATGTTTAGTGGAAATCCGCAGCACTCGTGGAGTTCATTATATATCTCGTTTATCTTCTCTAGAGCTTCAGCAGAGGCCTTCTTGAGGCCGTCTACATCCATACGAAAGCCACGGTCTTGCATATAGATTAGAGGCTCGATTAGCTTAACGTGCCGCCTGTACGTCTCCCAGTTCCCTTGCCTCTTTAGCTCAGCCTCAAGCTTAGGCCACGCCTCCCTGCAAATGATAGAGTCCTTAGCATTGTATAGCCAGAATCGGTCTATCGAACCGCCGTACTTGAACCACTTCTTACCGTCGTCCTTGTAGTACGGCTCATCTGTATAGATACTGGTGATAAAGTCTAGACCTTTAGGGAAGTCAGGGAAGAGGATTCCCATGGCTATCATTGTGTCCTCGTAGTTCTTAGCGATGATACGATACTTCCGATACATGAAGGTTAGGTCGAAGATATAGTTCTGACCAATCTTCTTGATGTTAGGGTTAGCTAGCTTCTCTCCTATCTTCCTTATAACGCTTAGCTCCTGGTTCGGGTCTAGGTAGTCCTTGCCGATGTCCGCTAGTGGGATAGAGATGGCATCGGTAGGAGTCTCAGCGAAGCTCATGCAACTGAGCTCCTCGTTTACAACTTCGATGTCGTTGCCTATTACTGCTCCATCCTTCACCGTTTCCAAGTAACCATTTATCTGGTTTATACTTGGTCGAACGACGATGTAGCGGGTCGGTAGCTTTATCTCTTTCGACTGACTCTCTCTTAGAATCTTACGAAGATCTATCCTTATATAGTAGTCGAAGAGTGGCTCGTCTATTGCAGCACGTGGGTGGATAGTAGGAATCACCTTCATACCAGGCCAGAAGTTTCCTTCGAGTATAGAGCCTCTCCTCTTAGTTATTGCTGTCAGTCCTGTTAGGGCGTAGAGAGGAACATTGCCCAGAGGTACAAAGACACAGGCGTCTGACATTCGCTGCAGCTCAATGCGAAGCATAGCTATGTACTCATTGTAGTCAGGCGATGTTATGACAGTTCCATTTCGCTTAACTTGAAACCACTCACTTATATCGTTGTCATCAACTTTCGGTCGCTCTTTTAGAACGTTAGTTAGATAAACGTCGTTGCGACTAATGCCCTCTGAGTGGAGAAGGTTAGTTAGCTTAATCCCAGCATTTCCTACAAAAGGTCGATGCTGTATTGATTCTGTTTTTCCAGGAGCCTCTCCTATTAGAACGATCTTAGCGTTCGGAGGGCCTTCCCCGAAGACTGTTGGCTTTATCATAGTCTCTCCTCTTAGTCTAATAGTTCCATACACTCCAACTTTATTCCCCAGAGCCATTTCTTCTGTTTCTCTGTTAGTTTATCTATCCTAACATCTGACATCTCTTCAAAGTCCTCTACAAAGTCAAGACACTTCTGATGATACTCAGATTTTCTGGCTCTTTTACGAAGTGCATTTATTTCATATGCAGTAAAGTTAGGGAACTCAGCCATGGTTTCTCCTATGGTGAAATTTTCACTGAAGTTACAGGTCGTATAGCATTACATCGTCCTTGAACTTCTCTATATCGAACATAGTCCCAGGGCACGTTTTGTTAGCGAAGTCTCTATGTCCGTAGATTCTAGAGACAGGTATGCCAAAGCGACTACAGAGCCACTTCACTAACTTAACTCCTTTCTTCCATTGCTGGTCTGGAACGGAGGCTTCGTCAAAGTTACCTACGAAGCAGATGCCTATTGCTTTGTTATTATGGTTCTTGCAATGTGCCCCTAGTTCCATTGGCAAGCGTCCCATTAGTATCTCATAAGAGCCAGCTGGGTCACCTTTATCTTCGATAAACTCTATACCGAAGTGATAGCCGATGTCCTTCCAGTTACATTCTTTAGTATGATATCGCCTGATGGCATTCCAGCTGACTGTGCCGCTATCTTTAGTTGCGCTGTGATGGAGGATTATCTCTGTAGGTATCATTGTCTACCTCCATAACTACTCCACTCTCCTACTTTACCAGTGCTAACTCTCACTATAAATGAATCCTTAAATTCTTTAGTCAATTCATAGCCAAACGCCTGCATCCCAAGGTTATTAGCAGCTAGGAGTGTGTTCCCGCTTCCGAGGAAAGGTACGAGGACTCTTGCATTTGGTAAGGTGAAGGTGCTGATAAGATCTTGTATCATTTCTATTGGTCGCTCAGTCGGGTGTATCTTATATTGTGGAGGGACTGGCTTATAGTCTAGGACATTACTGCGACCCTGCTTCACTATCCTCGCCTCACCCTTCCGTGCATAGAAGAACATTTCGTAGCTACTCGCTAGGTACATATCTGGGCGTCTAGTCTGCCCTGTTACCTTGTTCCATATGCCTACAATTCTGTTCGTTACGAAGCCTGTTTCTATGAGAAGCATATAGAGAGATTCGAACCAGGGTTCAGGTCCGAACCATAATATTAGCCAGCTGTTATCCTGCATTACACGGTAGCACTCGCCTAGGACCCTACGCATGAACGGTAGGTAGGTTGCCTGTTCTATCTCGTTGTACCCAGCTAGATTTAGGTCAATCCCCTCGCCAGAGTTCTTATTCTCCTTGAGGTCTATACTATACGGAGGATCTATCTCCACGAAGCCGATACTCTTATCAGGTACAGAGCGAATACCGTTGGTGAAGTTCTCGAGAATGAAACTGTTTATTAGTTGAGAGCGAAGTCGTTCCTCAGGAGTGTTAGCGTTCCTGTTCTTCACCTCGTTAGCAATGACTTCGTTAGAAGCAAGCGTCTTCATCTTCCTAAGAAGCTTAGCAGCCTCGTCAGCTGTCTTACATTCCTTCAGTATGGGTATCTGTTCCATAGCCTCGGCAAGAGCAAGGTCTTTCGTGACAAGCGTTCTATCGCTTCCCAAAAAGTTTGCTGTGTCTGTCTGACTCCAACCTTTCGCATCAGGAGACGTTGATGTCTTTCTACCATATATCTGGATCTGTAAGTCATGTATCCTTTTGGTAAGTTCAACTTTCTCATACCAGTCGAGGTCTTTCCTATGTACATTCTCAGCAAGCTCAATGCTTCGTATCTCGAGGTCTGATAGATCTTTGTCGTATATTCTGCACGGTACAGATTCGAAACCAGCTTCTGTAGCAGCCTTAAATCTTCTCCCTCCCGCCAAAAGAACATGTCCTTTCTCGCCATTAGTAATCTCCTGTCTCTTCATAACAGCCAATGGCTGTATGATTTCGTTATCTTTGAAACTCTGGATAAGCTCTTTCAAGTTACCGTAATCTTTACGGAAGCGTTCTCCGAATTCTATGTCAGCTATAGGTATAATTCCAAACTTTATCATTTCTTCTCTCCTGTTAGTTTAGCTATTAGTGATTGTCTATCAGCTGGTGACATAGCTTGTATAAGCAAGTCCACCGACATTTCCTTAACTGGCTTAGCTGACTTTGTTGTAGTTGGTTTCTTCTTTGCTTCTATTCTTGGCTTAAACTGCCGTCTACTGTTTCTTATGTTTATTATAGCTAGTAGTAAGTTTTCGTCGGTCAGGCTGTCTATGCAGCCGAGGTCTCTTAGGGTTGACATTATAGGTCTCCTTTCTTCAACCTATCAAGGACATTAAAGTCCTTACTGATGATAGCTGCTATCGCTATCTCTCCATGCTTCTCTACTACGTCTATCAGCGTATCTACGAGGACAGACATCACTGGGCGTAGAGAGCCCCATCTTATAAGTCTCTGTAGACTATCATGCTGCTCTTGTGTTATCTCGATTATAAGCCTCGGTCTATAGTCGTCTGATGTAGACATCTGTTCCTCCTACTATTTATTCTACCAATTCATACGTCTGTTCAAAGATATCTGGCTTACAAGGGTATATCTCACCTTGAATACCTTGGATAATAAAATCTCCTGGATTGGCTCGATGAGTTCCTTCTAATGTTTCAATTAGCATACCAAAAGGGTCGTTTGAGAAAGTAACAATACCTTTCTTAATTGCAGCAATAATCCACTCAGGGTCTTCTGTCTGGTCAGGTTCACCTGTCCATTTAAACGCTTCAATCACTACTGGTTTCTTTCGATATTTCATCGCTTCCTCCTTTTATCCCACAGGGCAGTTTCCCAAACCTAACTGCATTGTTGACGTGGCACCCAACACCCTCTGCTATCACGCCACCTGTGGGGGGTTCATTCCCAGCCATTGTCAGGCTACCACGCCACCCCCTGCCGTTTCCCACTACAGTGAAATTTTCACAAAAGGTGGAGGGCTTGTACTATACCCCATATATAGTATCTCCTTTTATTAGATTAGCCCTCCACCACTTTCTTCTACTTAAGCCGCTGGAACTGTGAACTTCTTAACTCTGTTCTGGCTACCGTACGTAGCATCCTCTTCCTCTACGAGAATGGCGTAGCCATAGGCACCTTCGAAGTCTGAGAAGTTCAACGGTCCTGATGTGCCGAGTCCAAAAGCAACACGGAAGTCTCTTATTGCACGGAGCCTTTGGTTCTTCGTTCTCTCAGGGTCGCTCTCAGTAGGGAGCATCATGACGTGAGTTATGAGTTTGGAGTCTGGGTCATCTGCTATTTCCATAAGAGCCATGAGGAATGAGCCAGTTCCCTTCTCAGGTTTCTGCTTCCGCATTTCCAAGGAGATGCCACGAACTCTCCATTCTCCTGCTACGACCGAATGTTGCTCAGGAACGTCGCTGAGGTCACCGAGGTCTATGAAACTTGTTTCTGCTCCTGTTTCTAAAGATGTTGCAAAGCCTTCGTCTGCCATTGTACTACCTCCTAATTAGTTTTTGTCTACCCTTGGGACTGAGTCCCATTAGGGAGTCTTTGGGACTATGTCCCTTGAAGCCATGGTATAGGTTTGTCTGCAAAGGGCAAGCCACTCTTCCTCAATAGCCCTCTTATATCTGGTTCCTCGAACGTATTGAACCTTCCCTTCATACCTAGTCGTGTCTTTGCCTTAGCTGAACCATCTGGTTGTGTCAGCAGGGCACGCTTTATCTCTCCCTTAGCGTCTTTGCTCGTTAGCAGGTAGTACAGTTCATCGAATAGCAGTGGTAAGCGAGTCTTCAACTGTCCTGTAACCATAGGGCCTATAAACTGTTTACCTGTTACTTCATCTTTACTTACGTCTGGATGTGCTGTTAGAATTACATCACAAGGGAGAGTAAAGAAATCTCGAATAGTGATTTCTAGGTAATTCATCTGTAGAACATAATCACTACTCTTACCTGCCCCTGCTTCTGGAATACCACCAGCACGTCCATTTTTACCTAAAACAAAACTCATTACTATCTGACTAAGTGTTGTTAGACTGTCTATGAAGTAGGTGCCGAAGATCTCGAACATACCTTCCTTCTTCAGCCGATGATACTCTTGGTCCCAGTTACGAAATGCTGAGGGACTCTTAGGGTCTTCTGCCTCGAAGCGATTATCGGCTATTAACCACCCTTCCTCTATAGAGTCCCTTAGTACCATTGTACCATTAGGGTCAAAGCTATGTACAAGCACTGGTTTTCTGCAAGTCTCAGCAAGAGTAGTTTTACCAGTTCCAATGTCTCCGTAGATTAAGGCATTGAAGCCTCTTTTCTCTGAGCTCTCCTTATACATCTGTCTGATGTCGTTGATGCTCTTTACTTTCTTTGCCAGTTGTTCGTCCAAGGGTTTCCTCCTTCTTATACTTCTCTTTAAGCCATGATAATCTTTTAGCTCTTAGTTGTCTATTAGTCTCAGCCTTACATAGTTTACAGGCTCTACGACCATTGTGAAGATATGTGTTATCTTCGTTATACTCATGTCCTTTAGGACAGTGAGTTTTGCTAGTGTTTTGATTTTTACCTCGTCCTTTCCTAGTCATGTCTATTAAGTTCTCTTGCTGAGTAGCTACCATTAGATGCCTAGGATTTACGCATAGTCTGTTATCACATAGATGTACTACTATCATATCATCTGGTATTTTACCAAATGTAAGTTCATATGATACCCTATGTGCACCTAACATACTACCACTAGTGTCTCTGAATCTTCCATAACCGTGTCCATTTGTAGCAGATAACCAGTTCCAACAATCATCTGGGCCTTTTATATCTGCTTTACTCCAAAACCTATCCATGTTCACCTCCTTAGTCTATAAAAGATTGTTGTTTTACTTCCTCTACTTTAGGTCTTATGGCAGTTATTCTACCATCTGTTATGATGTATTTAGCACTATCCTCTATTTGCTTCCTTGGATCCCAGTGCTCAACGATGTAGCCGAGTGGAGGCTGGTCTATATGCTGTAGAGGATTAGCCCAAGCGATACAGAAGTCATGGTACTGACAGCCGAAGTAGTCTGTGCAAGCAGTAGTGTTTTGCTTGAAACAGCTGAGAGTATGAGCGTCTTCTTCAGCCTGCATTAGCTTCTCTATATCCGTGAAGTAGCTCTCTACCCAGTCAACTATATTGACGTACCAAGCGTTGAGCATCTCGATATCCCTTCTGACTGGTACTCGTATGAACTCAGGTGGTTTCTTCTTGAAGAACGCTGTACCGTTTATATAGACTCCGTAGACTTGCTCTTGTGGGAAGATACTGTAAAGAGCATGGTTGTAAGCGTTCGGTTGGATAGCAAGTATCCACTTGTCAATGAACTGACGTCCAAGGGAAGATGCAGTCTTATGTTCAAGAGAGAAGATTCTCTCGTACTGGTCTTGCAGTATAGAGTCAATCTTGAAATGGATGTTGTACTCCGAGGTAAGTGGAACAGAGCCAGCTACTTCGGTGAACAGTACCTTGCAACCTACGTCTTCAATATTGTACTTCTGGACGTATGCTACTGCAGCCTTGATTGCATTCTGCAGATTCTTAGGGTCATTTTCTGCGTCCTCTTTCTCAGTCATTTCAAGCCAATAGACCTTCTCGAAGGCTTCGATAGCACCAGGCATATCCCTGTATCCTGTTATGAGAAGATGTTCCATCAAAGCGTGCCACGCTGAGCCGAAGGTTAGATGGTAGCTTTTCTGTTCCTTCCGCCAACCAAGGATATATCTGTAGAAGGCTCTTCTTGGACAAGCCATGTATTCTTCCAACTTACTACTGTCAAGTACGTCCCAGATGGGATTCTTTACTATCATTGGCATTCCTCCGTTAGGTGCTCAAGCACCTTATTCATCTCCACGTTTAGCTCGTTGTTGTAGGTGATAACGGTAGAGATTCCTGCATTCTGTATGACTCTCTGACACATATTACATGGTAGGTCGCTTAGGATTGCTTCGCTGTTCCTCTCTATACCTACGAGGTACATTATACTCCCGAGGCATCGCTCCCTTCCTGCATGGATGATAGCATTAACTTCAGCATGAACGGAACGGCAGAGTTCGTAATTCTGTCCCTTAGGAACATTTAGTTCCTCTCTAAGGCAAGTGGTACAGTTACTGACTCCTCGAGGAGTTCCTGTGTAGCCAGTTGCTACTATCTGGTCGTAGGCTACAATAATGGCTCCATAGTTACGACGGAGACAAGTGCCTCGCTTTGCTACAACATGGGCGAGTTCTAGATAGTATTGACGCTTAGTCGGTCTATCTTGCATTAGAGGCCTCCTCTAACTGTTGTGAAAATTTCACCAAAGCATCGTCGACAGCTTCCATTGGTGTCTTGGTCTCGGTGGAGAATAGACCACGAGTATTATCTGTTCTACCTATATAAGCTCTATATATTTCTTTCATATCACCAGAAGAATACTTATCCCTAACATACTCCATACTAATATGGGTATTTGGTACTGCAGACTCCAACTTCTTCATAGCCTTGTCTAGTTCTCTTTTCATCGTTTGTCTCCTTTACGTTTATAGTTTATCCACTATCCTCACGAAGACAGGGAATCGTGGAACTCTTTTACCTGTTGTCTGATGTTGATACTGTACCTCAGCCCACTTACCAACGAGCGATTCTCTTTCCTTCCATAGCTCTCTACGTTGGTCAGCTGTTAGACCACTTCCGACAGTGAAGACATTATTATCGCTGATACAGGCGATAGCTCCGAGTGTTCCTTTCTTCTGTCCTGTTATACTTACCTCTTCTATTGTATCTATTATACGGTAAAGGTCATTCTTCTTAGGCTTAAACTTCATCATGCTTGTCGAACGCTTCCGTTCGTAGTAAGCATCCTTATTCCTTAGAACGAATCCCTCGAATCCTTCCTTACAGAAGAGGTCGAAGTATAGCATTATATCGTCTAAGGACATAGTCTCGAAGTGTCGTATGTTTCTTACGTTTGGTAAGTGGATATTATCAAAGAGGACGTCTTTGAAGTTAAAGCGAGTAGATGTATCTCCATATGCTATAAGGTCGAAGACATGATACTCCATCGAAGTATAGTCATCATGAAGATTTACTGTTCGAGAGACTATGCTTTCTATAGTCTCAAAGGGAGTGCCATGGATATATAGCTCACCATCGAGCTCAAGCTTATCTATCTTGAGGCTCTCTAACTGAGCATTTATATGAGGCACACTTAGGATTTCATTCTCCTCTGAAGAGAGTAGCTTCACGTTGCCCTTACCTTCTACTATAGCACGGCACCTTATACCATCGAGCTTGGGCTGCAGTATATATGGTGCTCTCCACTTTTTCAAGCGACTCTCTTCGAAAGGTGAACACAGCATGATGCCTTGTCTACTCATTGACCACCTTCCTTTTCTCTTCTGTTGTCCATAGTAGTTCGTTTAGAGCAGTCTTATATCTGTTAAAAGTATCAGATGTAATACGAGCGTCAGCGATATACTCCCTCTTACACTTAGTACAAGTGAGTCTGAGGTACTTAACCATGAAAGTCTCGTTTCCACAGATACATCTGTAAAACATGAGAAGTCTCCTTACCATAATGTTATGGTTTTTAGTTAGTCAAAAAGAGAGGGACTCTTTCGAGCCCCATCTCTGCTCCGTGAACTGGAGGTCTGTTAGCCTGCGTTCTGGAGTTTTGCGAGGAAAGCTGCTTTGTCTTCCTGAGACATTGAGCTCCACTTTGCGAGGATAGCTGCTTGTGGGTCGATAGAACGAGTTCTCTGAACGCCTGGTTTCCATGCTGCGAGTTCTACTGCAATTTCGTCGTCTGTCTTTCCTGCCTCTAAGAGGCTTCTGACAACAGCCTGAGCCCTGATTGTCTGAGCGCTTACGTACGAGGAGAAAACGACATCTTCACCGAACTTCTCTTTTGCTTCGTCGAGGTTCGCGCCGAAGTCGTAGGACCCTGTCCACTCCCTGTCATTCGCCTTTGGTGCCTTTACGTTGATTTCTGTAGCCATACTGTTACCTCCCTTATTAGTTGTTATTCGTGACCCAGCTGGGTCTCGTTTCTGTGCCCATGATAGTATCTATCTTTATCTAGGGCATCATGAACATTGTCTATATGTGTACCTTGTCTAAGATGAGCAGGATTGCAACATAGTCTACTATCACAGCTATGTAAAACAAATAACTTATCATCTATATAACCATACGATAGTATATACGCCATTCTATGTGCTCCTATGTTCTTTCCATCTAATCCAAAGATACCATAGCCACTTATATTTGTTTTACCTTTCCAAAACCAGCAATCGTTAGGACCTTTTATGTCTACTTTAGACCAAAAGCCTATTGCTCGTTCGTTGTAACTATGTCTATTCCGTCCCATTAAAATCATTATATCACAAAACATCGTAGTTTTCAATACAAATTTTCAAAGTTATGTCGATTCCCTCCCATTATTTTGTCGAGCTTCTCTTCTCTCTTGTTTCTTCCTTTCTCTCATAGCAGCTACTTTCTCTGGATTCCTTCTAGCCCAGTCTCTCCAGGCTCTCCTCTTAGCCTCCTTTAGCTCGTCTGGAGGAGGATGAAAGAGAGAGGAGGTTTTATACTCCTCTCTCAGCTTAGCTATCTCCTCCTTCATATCTACTCTTTCTCGCTTATACTGAACATATCCGCACTTATAGCATGAGTGTTTATCGAGTGAGTTTTGTTCGCAGTGTGGACAGATAGTATACATGGCTCTTATCCTCGATTGTACTCTTTTATAGCGTCTTGAAGCTTTAGGACAAGGGTCTTTATTCTAGTCTCTGGAGAGTTAGATAGTCTGAGTGTATAAGGCTTGTCCTCCTTCGTAGAGAAGAGCTTCTTCACCTGAGCCTCAAGAGCCTGTATCTTCATGTCGTGTCCGTTGAGGTCTCCACAGACAGATTGGTTGTTCTCTTCTATCCTTGCTCTAAGCTCACCTATCGAGCAGAGAATATCTGAGATAGCTTTGCTGAACTTAGCGTCTATATCTACTACCTTGTTCCTGAGTAGGTCTCTCTTAGTAGCCCTAGGTAGCTCTGCTATAGCTTCTTTCTTATAAGGTCTTGTCATGATTTTCCTCCTCTCTTACTTCTCTTCTTCTATTGTCTATCTTCGTTAGCTCTTCCTCAAGGACTATAACAGCAGCTGCAGCGTAGACCATGATGTCCAGGAGCTCATTTATCTTGTCTATCTTCTTCGGAATCCTAAGAACCTCTCTCGCTTTCTTCCTTATCTGGAACACAGCAGCTGACTTGTCAGTTCCTCGAAGGTCATTGCATATCTGTTGATGTTCGAATAGCTGCCCTTCTTCAGCATGCCTTATCTTCCCTTTACCAATAGCGGCTCTGCGAAGAGCCAACTGGAAGATATCTTGCAGCTCGTTGTACCCTTGGTACGCAGTTAATACACGCTTCTCAGCTTCTTTATCCATTTTCTTCCTCCTCTGTTCCATAGAATTCATCTTGACACTCTTGACAGAGACCGCCTATCTTGTACTCTCTAACAGACTCTAGATCTCTGAATGAACTAATGTCTATCTGCTTATTACAGAAAGGACACTTCTTCATTTCCACATTCTCTACTGCTTTCTCAAAGCCCATAGCTTTCATTATATCCTTGTTCACGTTTGCACCTCCACTTCCCTGCTCTTCACCAAGACGTTCCCTGAGCAGTTTATTACAGTACCATCTTTGAAGTGAAATGTCCATACGCTAGGCTCTTCCTGTGTTGGAAAGTAGAAACGCTCAATACTATCCACATTGTACGGCTCTCCATGTATCTCCACGTGAATCAAGACTGTCTTGCTAGGCATCATTTCCTCCTTCTCTTTAGTCCTAAATCAATTTCTACAAATTCTGTTAGATGACCATATAGGTTGCATTGGAACTTCCTTGGCTCTATTCCGTAAGTATATCTTGTATACCTACAGCAAGCACATTCTTCATCCTTAGCCTTTGGATAATCTATGCTATACTTACACAATACTGGATTCATCTCTAGCCTCCTCTACCATTTCTTCTCCATCTTCACCTTCACTATCTCCTCTTTCATCTTCTCCGTCTGCAGTAGCATCCCGTTTGGTGCTAAGACAATCAGCCCAAGGGAAGGCATCCTCACCATCGTCCTGTTGCTCCGTAGAACCTCCGAGGTCGTCAAATTCCTCTGGTAGACTCTTCCCATCTGGAACGCTGTCAAGATCATCAATACTGCTATTAGAAGTATCAGTCCGCAATCCTTTCGTGAAAATTTCACCACAGTTCTCCTCCTCTGGCTCATCGAGCCACTGTTTGAATTCTTCTTCGCTTAGTTGGTATAGTGATTTCTTGATGGGTGGGAACTTGATTGGGTCTAGTTTCTCAGGCGGTCTCTTCGCTAGTTCTCTCTTCTCTTTATTGTAGAGAGACCATGAGATAGATGCTATCTTGCAGTAATCTAGTAGCATCTCTTCGAGGGCTTCTCGCTCTAGTGCCTTGAGGTACTCTCGGCAAGATGAGCAGCTTGTTGTATAGTTCGTCACCTTAGTCAGAGCGTCTATGTTGTTGAAGTATACTACGTGCACGTTCCCTGCCTTATCAACGAAGGTTGTTGATTCTTTCTTCGAGAACAATACTGTTCTTATTTCCTTGTGATTGCACGTTATACACACAGTTGTAACCTCAACTGATATATAGTTTCTCACCGAGTGCGATATTGTCTCCTTCTTACCGACTGTCGTCTTCGACGGCACAATGTTAAGAAGAGAAGAGGCCTTCTCTTTGACGCCTGGCTTCGATAGAAGCTCACGTAGCATATCATTGAGTTGTTGTTCGGGAGTTTTGATTTCATCTGTCATATCTCCCCTCCTGCTGATTCTTAGCGGCACGATAGCAGATATAGCAGAGTTTAGCATCTGGCTTCTTAGCGACCAGATTCTTCTTAAGATTCTTACCACATACTGCACAACGCTTGTTACTCATCTCTCGATGAGTATAAGGCTTCCTAGCCATGGTTTATCCTCCTATTTTAATATAGTCTTCCTTATCATTTCTTTTATACTTCTGTCCTTTACCAGTACCAAGTCCTACTCCAAATAATACATGGCATGACTCACACATTAGTGTCCAAGAACCATAGATAGTCCTGCCATCAATAAGATAGAAAGGTTTCTTGAGTCCACAGACATCACAGTTGTAGTGACTGAAATGTGCTTTCTCTCCAATCTTCATAATATCACCTCCCTCTTGATGAGTCGTATGTTATCCATTTCAACTTCATGGGTAATTATACCACAAAAATACGTAGTTGTCAACCGTTTTACAGGTAAAATGACGTAGTCATTTCATTTTGCCTTCGGTGAAAATTTCACCGTAGTTAATCATGATACTTACGTTCTGGGTCTATTCTATCCTCTATACTCAGTAAGCTCTCCTCTGGATTCTTCTCTCGCTCAGCTGCTACCATAGCCCAGAACTGTTGAGAGTCTGCTATGTTTAAGCTAGTAGGATTCATAACATTATCTATATCTTCTTGAGTAACCAACGCTGGAGCATATTTCCTACCTATATTATTTGCCTGCTCAGTAATCTTAGCATCATCTTCGAAGGCGTTCTTTATAGTCCTTACTCGTCTATCAGTTGGCTCAAGCTGAGCTACTGTGTACCTGTTCACTTGTAGCCATTCATATGCCTCTTCTATTGTCTCTGGAATTGGTATACTATACTTACTCCAGAACATATCGGACGTTAGTTCTACCATCAGCCTACAGAGGTCTGACATACTGTCTACACTCGTCCCTAGATGTTCTATCCCGTTTATAATCTGTACTATCTTCCTTACATCTACCCAACCTTGTAGATTATAGTTCTTCTCGCCTGTGCCTCTCTGCCTTCTAATCCTAGTCCTCATAACTGCCTCCTATTAGTTATTTAAATACATTATACCATATAATAACATAGTTTTCAATATAAATCGACATAGTTATGTTTGCACCCTATAGAACGCACGAATGTATTGTGTATGCTATGTCCTATGTCACTATGTACCTCCCGCCCGTTCATATACCCATTCATTAGTACGAGTGTAGTGGTACAATCATAGTAGTTTTGTTTCTTTTTTTTTTTTTTTTTTTTTTTTTTTTTTTACTACTAAAACAACTACAACCCAACTACAATGGGCATGAATGGTGGGGATGGATATACATAGTGACATAGAACATAAAATAAACCATACACAAGAAAAAGAAAAAGGGCTCATTTCTGAGCCCATGTTTATACTTACTTTTCCATCCTAGATATCAGGTCCTTCGTCCATTCCACTTGTTTTTTGTACTCAGGTTGCTCTAGAAACCACTCTCTTATCTTATCTCTCAGTGCATCCATGCCTTTACATACTTTGCACCAATTATTATTAATGTAGAAATTCTCTGGATTCTTAAGGTCAGGCTCAATACTTACAGCGCCTAATTTCTTGCCTGCACACTCAGCTTCTACCCAGAACATATCGACTCGAAAGAAACGCCTAGTAACGTCAGTATCCTTTCTATCTGTTATGTATCTACATTTGAGAGTAATTTCATCAAGGTCATCATCGTTGAGATTAATACATATCTCCATTAATATCACCTCCTTTTCTTTCGACCTATGGTGAAATTTTCACATAAGTTGGTATGATGGACTCTCGGTTTACTCTTCTATCAACTCATCTACTGCATTCTCTGTAGTTCCAAACTCAGCCATAAAGCCCTCAAATTTCTTCCAGAGCTTCTCGAAGTCGCCGCCTGCGTTTGCAAGGATTGCATCATAATCTCCGCCCATATCTGCTATTACCTTCTTGAGCGCTTGTTCTCTACTAATCCCACGGGCTCCACGGGTACCAGTAGGCTTGAAAACTACGGTGTACGTCGTCTTGTTGAGAGCGTTAAATTCTCTCCGTGTGAGTTTCCGCAAGATACCTTGGACATATACCCTAGGGCTCTGACCGTTAACTAGCCACTCAAGTATTTCATCCTCAGTGAGAGTAGTGAAGTCGAAGACAACATCAACTGTGATATAGTCCTTGGCTTTTTTAGCCTCTTCATTATAGGAACAAGTGATTGCTACCGTTTTTTTCCAGTCCATAACAGACCTCCATTTCGTTTTTTATTGGTACTCAACTACGCCGAGGTCCATCATACCATCTTGATATTCAGTTGTCTTGCCCAAGGTCTGCGCTCTTGAGTTCAGGTATCAACCCTACACTCACGGAATTACTCACGGCTTCCCTTGTTACTCGCGGTTTGTTCAACCGCTTTCCATACTCAATTATACCATGAGTCCTCATTGTTGTCAACTCGAGAGAAAATAAATAAAATCGAGGGCGGCCTAGGGGAAACACCCCTTCCCCGTGCGAGTGGAGGCTCATTTCTGGTGCTTTCGAGTTTTATTAAAACCATATTCTTATGTGTCTTCGACACCTATTTCTGGTTCTTCGAACCAACCTGTTTACAAGCCTAACGTGCAAATCTAACTATGGTGAAAATTTCACCAAAGTGCAAGTCCAAGGAATCGTTTCACCCTTTAGTGAAATTCACCATAGGGTAGAGGGCACTATAATTTGTGAGATAGAATCGCTAGAGAAAACCATAATAATATATCTTGACATCTGTCGCCAAATAATGTAAACTGGGTGTATAATGTGAAGTTGTATTAGCTTCGTGCGAACGAAGTGAGCGTGCATATTAAGGAGCTTCAAATGGGTAGAATACCAAGTCCAGAAGGAAGGAAATATCAGATACAACACTGCTGGGACATTCACCACGAAATTTGTCGTCTTGCTCTCTTAGGAATGAAACATGTAGAAATTGCTAAGACCCTAGGCATCACTCCTGCAACCGTAGGCAACACTCTCGGCTCTGAGCTTGTCAAGAAACAGATGATGATAATGAGAGGTGCGAGAGACGCTTCGTCTGTAGATGTAGCGAAGAAGATACAGGAGATGCTGCCCGAGGCGCTCGAAGTGCTGGAGACGATACTGAAGAACGAGAACGCTTCACCGTCGGTAAGGACCAATATCGCACAGGACCTTCTCGACAGAGGAGGACACGGCGCTCCGAAGGTTATCGAGACAAGAGGTTTCATGGCACACTTATCTGGCGAGGATATTGAGAGGATTAAGCAGCGGGCTAGAGAGTCTGGTAAGCTCGCCTCGGGAGACGATGTCGACAAGGAGCGTCAGGACTATCTAGACGCTGAGTTCAGCGATACAAACTTTGGTGAAATTATCACCGTAGAAGGATAAGTTGATGCAGAGTCTCTTTGGTAATATCAAGGCTACAAGATGGATGGGTACTTCCATTGATACTAAACCTACAGATAACATCTGGATAGGTTCTGAGTTTTATGAAACTGATACAGGAGTATTATACATATATTCAGGTACAGAATGGGTAGTTAAGTCGGAAGTTAATCTGGCGAGAGGCTATGTCTGGAACGCATCTACCCTCGCATGGGAGGCTGCTTCTCAGTCTACGGTAACAGTAGGGGCTTTAACTGTAACAGGGGTGGCAGTATCGAATTGGCCTGATCTGATTACTGAGAAGTACGACGAGATCGCCCTCGGCTATAGTGGTACTCAACTCTCAACAGTTACTTATAAACTCTCTGGTGTAACTGTAGCAACATTAACCCTAAGTTATAGCGGTACAACACTAACAGGAGTGACAAAGACATGAAAACATTGAAATGGGTGTGGAGGAATAGGTAATGGCTTTAACAATTCCAGACTATACATATATTGCCCATAAACTCATCAATCGTCCGTGGGGACCGGAAGTTCGTTTCACCGTTGCACGTTCTGATGGTTCCCATATCAATGAAGTCATTCCTATCAAATCAATGAAGATTGAGGAGAAGGAACTTGTTGAGCATATCACTG